GTACTGCGTCGGGTGCGGCCGAAAGTTGTTGATCGTCACCGACTGGATCTTGAACGTGCCGAACACATTGGTCGGCGGGGGCAGGTTGACCGTGATGGTTTTCCCCGAGGCGGTGCGGAGGTCGCGACAGGCGTAGGTCACCGTGACGGCCTCGAGCGGCCGCAACGCCAGCGTCGCCTGGCCCCGCGCGCGCGCTTCCGCGATCGACAGCCGGCGATCCTGCACCCACTCCTCGCGCACGCCGGGCCCGCCGTTGACCATGTCGGCGACGGTCGCCTGGCGCGCGGCGTCATCGATCTGGACGACCAGATAGAGCTCGTCGCCGGCACTGAGCGGGGTCACGATCCCGGCGACGCCGGTGAGCATCGGCGCGAGCGTGACCGGCGTGCCGTAGGGGATCGTGTTGAGGATCGATCCGTCGCCGGTCGCCGGGATCCCCGTGAGCGCCGCGCCCGCCACGCTCCCGTAGTGAACCCGGTTGTTGCCCGACAGTACCCAGCCCCCGGTCGCCGGAAACGCCCCCGTACCACTCACCGGAATCGTCGTCGCGCCGGCGAGGACTTGCCCGCCGTCGGCGAGGAGCCCCGACGTATCGGTCGCGGGCCAGGTGGCCGGCGTCAGACTCGCCGTCGCCACGGTATCGACGAACGTCGTCGCGGTGTTGTTGGCGATCGTCGTGAGCAGGTACCAGACACTGGCGTCCCACCGGTAGACCTTGCGCGCGGTCGTCCCCCCGCTCCCCGTGTGCGGCCCCGTCGCGATCCCGCTGACCGTGACGGTCTGCGCGGCGGCGAGGCCCGCCGGCGGGCGCGTGACCAGGGCGCTATCGGGCGTCGTGTCGACAAAGCTCGTCAGCGCCGCGCCGGGCAGGTCCTTCACGAGATACAGGGTGCTCGCGTTGACCTTGGTGCGATAGATCCGCCGCGCGGTCGTGCCGGCGGGCGCGGCGCCGACCGTCACTTGGACCGACGCCGTATCGAGGCCGCCCGTCTCCGTCGCGGCCGTGGTCGGCGTCACGACGCCGACGTAGCAGCCCGCACTGATGCCCCCGCCGCCGACGTTGCTGTAGGTCTGCACCGTGCCCCACGCCCCGCCGGTGGTGACGTTGCGGACTTGCACGTCCAGATAGTTCGCGCTCATCGGCAGACTGAGATTGAAGCTCACCTCGAGCCCGCTGGGTTTCGCTTGATTCGGCGCCGCGCACGCGACGAGCGTGACGCGGGCCGAGGTCGGGCCGACCGTGGCGGGCGAGAGGGCCGTCGTGGAGCGAAACGCCAGCCGGGTTTCCACCTGATCGCCAATCGCGCCCAGATTCGTCGGCAGCGTCACCCAGGCCCGCGCGCCGGGCGCCCCGAAGGCGGTCCCGAGAAAGCGCGTGCACACGGCGGTCTGGTTGGCCGGGGTCCACGCGGTTTCGCCCGACGCGAGAACGTGCGTTGCCGCGTACTGATAGGTACCGGGCGGCAGGCCGGGGCCGACGGTCACCGCGACGGTCGGCGCGCTCGCCGTGGGCACGCTGCTGGTGATCGTGATCACCGACCCGGGCGAGGCGACGGTCTCGCCGGCCGCCGACACCCACGTATAGACGTAATAGTGATCGCCGATCGGTACGGCGCCGCCCGCCCCCGCCGTGAGCACGGGCACACTGGACGGCGCCGTGCCCGACCCGACAAGCGCGCCGCTGCCGCCCGCGGTCACGCCCGTAAAGGTCAGGAATTGCGCGCCGCCGGTCGATCCCACCGGCGAGACCTTCACGAACACGTCCGGCGCCGGCGCGAACATATCCACCGCGTCGAGCGGGATCAGCGTCTCGCCCGGCCCGACCGTCGCCAGGGCGGCCGACCCCCGCCCCTCGACATACACGCGCGTCAAGACCTGGGTGCGATCGGCGCTCCGCTGAAACGCGCGGAGGGATTTGTGTTGCGGGGTCAGATCGGCGGGCGCGTTCGTCGTGTCCTCGAGGAACAGATGGACGACTTTCTGATAGTCGACGTACCAGTAGCCCCCGATCCGCCGCGCGATCCGCGTCAGCGCCGCGTCGAGGGGTTCGTTCGTGAACGTGATCTCGTCGAGCACCGGCAGGTACGGCGCGACCGCGTCACTGGTAAACCCATTGCCCGCCGCATACGCCGCGATGAGCGCCCGCGCGATCGCCGTCGCCGACATGGATCGATACTGCGCCGTGACGAGGACGAAGCCGAACTGCCAGGTGTAGTCGACACAGCGCACGTCGGCCTGGACGTTGGCGGGTTTGTCGCCGACATAGAGTTGCTGCACGGTCAGCGCGAACCCGGCGTAGAGGCGCTTCCCGCTATGTTTTGAGCCCAGCGTGATCACGACTTCGCTGCCGGCCGCGGGCACGACATCCTTGACGCGGAACGCGCAGGTGTTCGGGGTCTCGTCGAGTTCGTCGGTGATGGTCAGCGTGTCGAGGAGGACGCGGGACGGCGTCGCGCCCCAGCCGACGTGCACGCCGTCGATCGCGATATAGACCGCGCTCGAGACATAGCCGCCGCGCGACGCGCCGCCGCGCATGATCTTGCCCAGGGCATACATGCGCGCCTTCTCGCCCGAGACCAGGGTCGCCATGCTACGCCGGCAGCCGGTTCCCGCCGCTGCGGTAACTGTAGGTGAGCGCGTCGCTGATTAACTTGGCGAGCCCGTCCTGCGTGCCGAGGATATTGCCCTCGACGTTGAGATTGACCATCGGCGGCGCCCCCTGCGGCCCCCAGCCGAGGAAACTGTCGCCATACTGGCGCTGGAGCTTCTGAATGACCTCGCCGGTCTTGGGGTTGACCAGAAATTGGTCGCCGCCGATGCGGCTGACCTGCGTGAGCCCGGTCGACGCCGGGACCTGCCCGCCGGGGTGCATCCCCCAGGTGTTCGCGGCGGCGTTGACCTGGTTCAGAGCGTCGAGGGCGGCGCCGGACGTGGCGACCACGTCGGTCTGCGCGGCGGCGAGCTCGTTGGTGACGTCGACGACGGGCTTCAGGGCGGCGGCGGCGGCGGCGGCGGCGGCACTAAAGTCATTAAACTGCGCGGCCTGCTCCGCGGTGAGATTGCCATTGCGGGCCATCGCCGTCATGGCCTCGTTCATCGTTTTTTGGAGCTCGACGAGTTGGTCCTGACTCAACGTCTTGACGCTGTTCCCCAGCAGCAGGATCGCTTCGGTCCACTGCGTCGCCTTCTCGACCGCGTCCTTGCCCAGGGCTTCGTCGCGAATCTTGAGCACCGCGTCCCAGTGCGTTTTCAGTTCGTCGGTGATGCGCTTGTGTTCGTCGGCGGAGGCCTTCGCGGCGGCCTGCTCGGATTTGAACGCGGCCTCCACGGCGGCGATCTGGCTGGCGGTCAGCTTGTAGGCCGTGGCGACGGTGTCCAGCGAGACGCCGTGCTCGAGCGCCGCTTTGGCCGCGGCGACGGTGGCCGCGTTCATCGCCCGCAGGACGGCTTCATGGTTCTGCCCGGCGGCCCGCACGGTGTCCATCGCCTTCGCCCACGCTTCGGCGGCCTTCGCGGCCTCCTCGTTGGCCTGCGCGGTCTCCTTCGCGCCTTTCTTCAGGTCGTCGACCCACTTCTGATTGATCGCCCGGGCCTCGTTGATATCGGTGATCGTCCGCTTGGCGTGATCGGACGCGAGTTTCAGGACGTCGGCGTTCGCGCCGGCGGTCGCCCCGACGAGGTCGCCCCATCCCATCCACTTCGCGGTGGCATTGGCGATCGCGCCATCGAGGTCGACGTTGAACCACTTGAGAATCGCCACGGCCCCGCGCCCGACCGTCCAGGCGGCGAGCGCCGTGCTCACCACGAGCCCCGCGGCGGCGAACTTGCCGAGCTCCGCGACGGATTTGCCGGACGCCGCCCCGAGATCTTCGATCCCTTTGATCGCCGGCCCGATATGGATCCCGGCCGCGCCGAGCACGCCATCAAACTCCCGCAGGCTCGTCGTCAGGGTGTTGACGCCCGGCGCCGTCTTCGTCGTCGTCGTCCCCATCCCGGTGATCGCCGTCGAGGTCTTGGCCGTCGACATCTCGAACAGGTTGAGTTGCTGTTCGGCCTTCCCCACTTCGCTGTTGAACGCGGAGAAATCGGCGTCGAATTGGGCGGTAATCGCCATGGGTTATTTCTTCAGGTCCTCGACGATCAGGGCGTAGACGTCACGCGGGAGCTCCGCGACCCACTCGTACTTCCAGTGAAAGTGCTGCGCGATGACGAGGTCCGTCACGATGCCGGCGCGGTGATACGGGTTTTTTTTTGCGCCTCGAGCGCGGCCTCTTCCCGTTCTTCGTGCGCGTTCACCGCGGCGATCAGTTCGCGATAGGTCTCCTGATCGAGCCCGTCGATCGTCGCGGCCCGAATGTCGTCGGGCTCGTCGGGGCGATACGGGAGCGGCTGGCCGTCGAACCCGACAAACGTCCACCCCACGATGTAGGCGAGGAGCTTGCTCATCCCGACCTTGCGGTGGTCGAGCGTGACGCGCTCGCCGTCGGTCGTGTCCTTGAATTGGTCGTAAATCAACTTGCGATACTCGCCCGCGTTCAGCGTCTTCTTGACCGTGACGCTGTCGCCCTCACTGAGCGGCAGGCGGACGACGTCCGGGGCGACCACACGACAGCGCGGCATTACGCCTCCATCGGCCCGAGGGCCGCGGTGATCTGTTTGTCGGTGAGCGTGACCGCCTTGACCGGCCAGCACCAGTAGCCGCCCTTGCGCGGGGCGTTGAACAGCAACGGCCGTTGCTGCAACTTGTACGGGTCGACGCGCGTGACCGTCGCGACGAGCGACCACTGTGCGCGGGTGCGCGATTTGTAAATCCGCCAGGAGCGGCACACCGCGGCGGTATGCCACGCCCACGAGATCGTCGCCTCGCCGCCGGTCACCACGAGTTCGTCGAACATTACGGATGAATCCCGGCGACCCAGGCCGTGCCGTTCCAGTTGACGTCGCTGCCGTTCCCCATCTCGACGTGCTGGCCGATCGTCCAGTTGGTCGCGGGCGACGCGACGATGCCGACCATCGCGGCAATGTTCGCCGGCGGCGTCGCACCGGCGGGCGTGAACGTACCGGGCAGGCCGGCGGTCGCGCCGGTTGCGACGATCTGGCCGGGCACGGTCCACGAGGCCGCCGCGGCCCACGTCCCCTTGACCGTCGGCGCCGACAGCGAACTATCAATCGACGCACTCATGTACGCGAGCCCCTGCCACTTGTAGCCGGGCTCCTGGTTGTTGACGATCAGTTGCAGCGTGCCGGGCGTCCCCGCGTCGGCTGCCTTCCAGAGGGCGGTATCCGCGGAGTTCCAGAATCCGCCCAGATCGCCCTTCAAATCCTTCATCCCAGGCACGTACACGCGATTTGTGTCGGAGTAACACGTGACGTCTTCCATCTCCGTTTCCTCGGAGAGGGTCCACGAGTTCAGCGAGACGATCTCGACGAGGGTCGACCCGCCCGCCTGATCCCAACTGACTTTGCCAAATTTGCCGGTCTTGATCGACATGTGCGCTTCTCCTTAGTCCTCGGTGTCCGGATCGCCCGAGACGCGCGCCGCGCCGTGGGCATAGAGCAGACTGATCACGTCGTACAACGCCTGGCGCCGACCCGCGTCCGTGATGGGTTTGAACGTCGGATGGGCCGGCGCCGCGCCACGGTTGTAGCCCTGCTTGGTCTGCCGCACCGCGGTGCCGTCTTCATAGAGATGCGAGTACGGCGCCCGACTCTGCACTTTCGCGCCGGCCAGCAAGCGGCTGCCCCGCGAGGGCTTGACCACGAGGCCCCGGCGCAGCCGGCCCGTCTTGCCGCGCGGATAGGTCGCATAGACCCGGTCCTTCGAGACCTCGGCCGCGGACACCAGAATCGCGTTCGCCTCGCTCACGAGATCGGGCGTGGCGGCCCGTAGTTCCCGTTTGAATTCGTCGAGCCCGCGCCAGGTGACCCCTTTGGCCGCCATTAGTCGAACACTTCGGTACAGGCGAGTTGGGTTTGGAGGTCGCGCTCGCCGCGATTGATCACGCTGTCGACGTGATAGATGCGACCCTTGAGGTGGACGCGGGTCGCCGTGGTGATGCCAGCGTGATAGTGGCCGACCAGCGACAGCAGGCCGCCGGCCTCGGGGAGCGGCGTGCAGTACCACGTCGCCGGCGTGAGCGGCCGGACGCCGCCGGCGCCGTCGGTCTCGTCGAGCGTCACGATCTGCGAGTACGCCCCGATCGCCATCACCCCACCGTCGGGTCGCGGTAGGCCGCGAGCAGGTTGTAAATCTTCGGCCACGGATCCGCGACGTCGCCGTCGCCGCGGTCCCAGTAGTAGTAGGCGGTGAGCAGCAGGATCGCGTGCGTCACGGCCTTTGGCGCCGTCGTCGCGTCCCACGTCGGATCGGCGCAGAGGTTCAGGTACGAGAGGATCGCCTCCTGCGCGCTATCGAGTTTCTGCTGCACGTCGGCGTCATACGCCGTATCGGTCAGGTGCAGATGCGTCTTCGCCTGGGCGAGCGTCCAGAGCGGCGGCAGCGTGACGCGCGAAAACTCGATCATGGCGTCACCGGGTCCGCGGCGGCCGGCGGCAGCGGGGCCGCCATGGGCGCCGGCCCCTCCGCCGCCTGGTCGATCGGGATGTACTGCTGCTGCAGGTACGGCACTTCCCCGCCCGGCACGGGGCCGAGGCCGTAGTACGTGTCGCGCACTTCGTTGACCGACATGCCGGCGGCAATCGCCGTCTTGGCCGCGGTCGTGCGCGTCGCCGTATCCATCCAGATCAGGAGCGTGTCGTCAAATTCCAGCGACAGGTAGAGCGGCAGTTCGAGGCCGTCACCGAGACACGCGGCAATGCTCGCGAGATGCGGTTCCAGGCACTGCGACTTGTACTGGAGTTGCGAGGCTTCGGCGTTGGCGTAGGGCGGTTGCTTGTTGCTGTTGAGGATGCTGATCGGCATCCCGAACACTTCGCAGATTTTTTCCTCGGTCCACCCGAGTTGCGCGATCAGTTCCGAGTCGACCGCGGACCCGCCAATATCTTTATAGGTGAGGCCTTCTTCGGCGACCATGATCTGGCCGGTTTTGAAATTATCGACCGTGGCATTGAGGCGCGCGCGTTGGGCCGGATCAAGTTTCGTCGGCGCGATCAGCATCCCGGACGGACGGCCGCCCTTCGCAAAGTACGTCGTGCTGCTGGATTGAATCGCCTGGGCCTGCGACACCGCGCCGCCGATGCTGTAGAGCGGCGAGACCCCGCAGAGCGGATGCCACAGACAATTCCACCGGTCGTGAATCAGGTCCGACGCGCTCACGACGACCGGTGCACTTTCCGGCTGGAGGCCGGCGAGCTCGTTCGACTGGAGCTCGTAATAGACACTGCCGTCGGGGGCGACCAGCGCCTTGACGCGCGCCGGGTCGAGAATCGTCAGCGCCTTGACCACGCCGCGCTCGTCCCGCTCTTTCAGGACGTAGGTGTTCCCGCTCACCAACTTGCTGAACATCCACTGCTCGTAAAACTGCTGCGGGGTCTGATAGCGGTTCGGTCGCCGCAACACTGGCGTATACGCGGAGTTGGTGGTCTCGAACCAGAACCCGTCGCCATCGAGCTCGAGCAGCAGCGGCGGCGCGATCTTGGCGATGTCCTGGGCGATGCGCGACACGACCCCGAACACGCTCGGATTCGCGAGCGCGTTCTCGGGCGTCAGTGCGTCATTGAGTTGCCACGCGCCGGTATAGGGCTCGCGGATGATCGGCGCCCAGCCCCCGGCGCTGCGCGCCACGTTCAGCAGCGCGCTCACGCCGGCGGTCACCCGACTGAGGACGCCCACGGGCCGTTACTCGCCCGCCGACGCGTCCCGCTCGAAGCCGGTCGGCGCCGGCCAGGCCGCCGCGGTCAGATACTTCACCGCGTTCGCGTTGATCTTCTTCCAGTTGATGAACCGCTCGGCGCGCATCGCGACCGCGTTCATCTGGAACATCGA